TGCGCGAACTGCTTTAATAACCGCTGTGATGCTCTGCGTCTGAACATCCTCGAAGTTAATTTGGTCTGACTTTGGAATGATTGTGCGTGAAAGGTCCATTAGATAATTACCTCATCATCATATTCATCATCCAGCAAATATGCCGGAACGTTAATTTCATTGGATGGAAGTACAATTCCTTCGTACTTCAGTTCGTCGTTTTCTTTGCATGCAACGAGCTTGTCTAATGCTGCGAACATTTCGCGATAGCCAAGCTCCAGTGATTCATCACCGATGTAATACATGCAGTTCCGATGGGGTGGAGAGTTTTCGATAGCGAAAAATGCGAACTGGTTGTACTCAATGCCGGTTGCCAGTTTGAGAACGTAGAGATAAAAGGCTGCCTGAATGTGGTATTTGTACTGACCGAAAGCATTGCTAAATCCACGCTCAGAAGCGTCTCTACAGCTCTTAACGTCGAGAGGGTAGGCGAGAGTGTCTGATAGCCTGTCGAAACGACATTTGAGCATCAAGCCAGTTTCAGGGCACTCTGCAAACATTGACACCTCAGAGTTACCTTTGGTGTTCATGTAATCCATGAAATCTTCATTCAGCCGTGAAGATTCAAACATCCTGTTAACAGTTTCTACTTCACTTCCAACTAAAATATATTCTGGTTTTGTGCATTCTGCTGCTGCCTTGTATTCCTTCGAACTACGAGACGTTACTTCTGGCATCAGCAAGTAATCATTTCTGAATAAGTTAGGTTCCAGTAATGCTGCATGAATAGCACTTCCAATATGTGCTGATTTACTTCCGGTAAATTTGTTGAAGAATAGGTTTGCCGGGCTAACGCTAATCGCCTTAACTGACGTTGAACCTATCGCCTCGTCAGCATGGTAATCCTCGTTAGGCATCCCGTAATAAATGCCGGATTTCATTCAGCTTCTCCATAAACATGTCTGCATTTGAATATTGCGAAGGCATATTCAGCCTTAACTCTTTCGGTTATTGCATCCCAGAACCATTCAGCGGCTTTTTCCTGGTAGTTACAATCATCATCTTCCAGCCAGTCGATAGCGTCCTTAGTGTGCTCATCTGGTTTATATGAGCGAAGCATTTCGCTTATTGGGTCGCAACGTTTGCAAAGGCGATCAACTTCACTGTTAATTCTTTCATAATCATCATCGGTAAAACTTGCGATGATTTGCGATATTTCACGCTTATCATTCAGAGTCAGAATCATCATCGTTCTCCTGTTCTTTCTGCTGATTGAGCATGTCCTGCATTAATCGGATAAAAGCATCATCTGTCCATGCGTCAGCGATGCTCATTTCTTGCGGTACCATGGAAAGTTGATTGCTGATTTCATTTCCTCGGTAGCTTGTTTCCACATGTGTCCGTCACCAAGAAAACGAGCGATAACAGCCTTGCTTTGTGCTGCAATTAACTTCTGGTGATTGATGGTTATTTGGCTTTGCATAACGCCTCCAGTTGCTTACGGACAGAGCGAATAAGGCGACGAATACGTTTTGATAATTCGGATTCAGCGGGGTAAAAAGCGGACATGACGCCGCTTCCCGCAAAGCTGAGTTGCATCATGGGAAGTTCCTTATGTTTATTTATTGGCATAGCGAAAACGCCTCGATATGAAGCGCTATTGATATACTGGCAAAAAAAAGCCGCCCTGACTGCGAGCGGCAAATAACATCAAGGGATGATTTTTCGATTAACCAGAACGAGTCGTCGTCCTCGTTTGGTTACGAGCGATATTGCTCGCAATGCGGAATCACAGAATCCGCATTAAGTGCATCACTCACACTCTACAAACTCACCATCTTCATTCAGTTGATACCATGTATTCGGCATAATACCGTTCTCGCCAACCTTGCTTGCTCGGATATGAATTAACTCGCCATTTTTATCGCGATAGCAAAGTACAATTGCTCCGCCTTCAGATGCCCTTGATTTCCCTTTTATTCCGAGTGATGCCGCTACGGATTGCGATCCAGACACTTCCGCTGCTGACTGGCAGCCAGTGTTGGTTGCTGCTGACTGGTCGCCAGTGTTGGTTGCTGCTGACTGGTAGCCAGTGTTGGTTGCTGCTGACTGGTAGCCAGTGTTGGTTGCTGCTGACTGGTAGCCAGTGTTGGTTGCTGCTGACCGGTTGCCAGTGTTGGTTGCTGCTGACCGGTTGCCAGTGTTGGTTGCTGCTGACTGGTTGCCAGTGTTGGTTGCTGCTGACTGGTTGCCAGTGTTGGTTGCTGCTGACCGGTTGCCAGTCATGATCTGCTGTTCCAGCGATTTATCAATCTTGCTCCAAATCCATTCAATACCACGCTGAATGAACTGTGGAAGCGTTAACTCAGACTTAATTGTGATACTGGCACTGGCTATTTTAGTGTCACCTTCTTCTTCACGGTCTATAACACCAAAAGATATTGTTTCCGCATAGCGACTTTCTGCAGGAGGATAATAACTGAAAACATCGAAAGGACATTCACAGGCGTGAAATCCAGAACCGCAAGCCTCTACTTTTCCATCGTGATGGAAGGTTTCACCGATTGCAAACTGAAAGTCACGGCACGTGAGGTCTTTATTAAATCCCTTGAATGTCACAATTTCTTTGGTCATGTTGTTATTCCTTAAATTTTGGCAATAAAAAAGGCCGCATTGCGACCTGATTAGATGAGAGGCTTGCTGTAAAAAATTCTGGATTGTGCCTGTCTTTTAACCACATCAGGCTCGGTGGTTCTCGTGTACCCCTACAGCGAGAAATCGGATAAACTCTATTCACCCCTACAGAGAGCAAAAAGAGAATCGCCGATGAACAACTCATGGTGGCAGGAGCTAATGCGTTTTTCCTGCAAGGAATGACACTTAAACAGTTGATTCATATGTTCATCATCCTGATTTTACTGATTGTCGTTATGCCGGTAAGCGTGAAAGAATGGGTAAACCTGCATAATCCAGAAATCCTTCCTCAGTACTGGATGTATTACATCCTGCTGTTCTGTGTTAGCTATGTGCTGAATGGTGTTGTTAATTCTGTTTATCATGCCGTGAATGAAAGAATTGAGGCATCAACTGCTCAGCAGCGTAAGGCCAGAGAAGAAAAAGTCGTCCGGGATCTGTTTGATTCGTTAACTCCTGGCGAAAGAGCGTATTTGGCTTTCGCCGTAGCCGCCAATAATCAGCTAAAGACGGAAAAAGGAAGCCCTGAATCAATTTCTTTGCTCGAAAAAGGACTTATCACTCGCTTGCCTTCTGTTATTGGATATCCTGATATTGACCGTTTTGTTATCCCGGAAAAGTATTTTAATGAGTGCTACATGAGATTTGCCGGGAAGTCAGACATTCTTATGAATGAACTTATTGCACAGGACGAACAGCTCAAAAAAATAACGACTTAACCGACAAATGTTTTACCTCGCTGTTATTTGTTTGCTCTTACGATGACCAGCCGCGTAAAGTGCTACGTCTGGAAGAAGTACAGATCCTCCTTCAACTTCCTTCTGACGCGTTCCGGCAAGCGAAATGGCTTTGGTAACGCGGTCAATTCTTTTGGCTTTAACTTCCTGAGAAGGATCATGAGCATCGCAGCCAAAAATTGAATCGATGATATTGCAGATGGTGTCGCGCTCCATTGCGAGCTTCCTGCGCCGCTCATGACGGCGAGTTTTAGCATTGCCTGCAAACGTTGACTTCCCGTACACGATAACCGTCATGATTTAATCCTCATGTGAAATGGCTTTGGTACTGGCGCCGGAACCTGTCTCAATTTCCGGATTTCAAGTGGCTTCTCAGTCCGGCCCGATCGGTACAGCTAGAGGCCTAAGCTCCACCACACGCCAGTCCAAACCCATCTCGTTTGGTATTTGTTCGCGCTTTGTCAGCGCATCATCGAAGTTAAAGAGCGTTGCCTTTCCGTTTGGCTACCAGCGTCCTGTTGATGGCTAAACAATATCATTGAGTATTATCCGTATCAATACGCTTTGCTATTAATTAATGGTTTTTGTTATTATGTTGTTGATAGCAAAATGAATTTATTTTTATAAATCCTCTATGCCATACTGTTCTGAACAAAAAATGAGCGAGGAGTCTGTGTGAAAAGTGAGGAAGAGTTCTTTGCGGAGCTTCACCCGCAGGTGGTTGAGGTTCTCGGTATTGCACTGATGCAGGTACTGGTAGAGCAGTGCGAACCTTCGCGTGAAGCCCTGATTGAGATGATTCAGGTACTGTGGCAGGAAGAGGATGTGGACTTGGCTGTAGAACTGGCTATTGATGTTCTGAGGCTGCCGAAAGAGTAGGTATCTGGGTGTGACAAGGTGGCGGCCAAATAGATGAAATAGCGATGCGTTGTCTTACTTATCAATGAGTTACGTTGGCTGGCGAATGGTTGATGTAGGGAACGGCAGGAAAAGAAAACCCGGCACTGTGACCGGGCGTGATCGCTTACTCATCTTCATCTAGCAACTCAAATTGAGTCCCGGGCGATGGAAAGGCTCTTTTGAATGCTCTGTCAAACTCAGCTTTATTTCTTGAGCTTGAAAGGATGCCAACTACCTGCCAAAGGTGCGCCCTAAACATCGGAACACCGATGCTATCGGTTAGGAACTGAAACATCTTATATCTTCTACCG